ATATCCATATCGGGGAGCGGCATATCGTCTTGCTTAACCCCTACCCTGTTCAAAAGGTAAGTGTTGAACGCAAGAAGCTGAGAAAGCACTTTCGCAAGGTACGGCGTCCAGAGTTCGAGCTTAGCCTTACGCGTTTCAAGCGTGACCTTGTTCCTCTCCTGCTGGCTCTCCGCGCTCTGATTGATACTTTCAAGCCCCGTTATGCCTATGCTGTACGGAGATAAGCCCGCTTTGTTTAACGCTACCGTAACTGCTGTTAAATACTTAGCCTTGTGTTCTTCTGTCTTGTCGGGTATCTGGTCAACGACACGGTTTTTGTTTGTTCCCTGCTCCTGGTCTATGTCGCCCTCGGTAAGGACGTAGTTCTTAGTAAACCCGTCGTCGGGAGTTAATATCTCGCCTGTGTCCTTATCCCTGCGGAAGTTGTTGCTCGAATAGTATCGGAACGTTCTGTTATCTCGTATCTCGTTGATAATGGTCGAATACGCTTCGTCCACTGCGTCGAACGAATCGGTCGCGCCCTCGAAGTCGGAAGCTCCGTAATTCGAGTGCGGAAATTCAAGCGAGGGAAGCTTATTCGGCTTTTCAAAAGCAAGCATACCCTTTAAACCCGTAAACACGATTTCGTCGTCGGCGTTTACTGCTTCGACAATCTTCTGCGTTTCGGATATAGAATTAAGCGGCACACGCTTATCTTCGCCTGTGGATAGCTCATAAAGCTCGTAGCGGATAACTGCGTCGCCCGCTCCGTCAGTTGTGTATATCTCGTCTAAGCGGTATTTACGCTCTGTGTTTCCCTTTTTCTCTTTATCCTCGTACCAGGTCTTAAATACGATAGCAACGGTCTCGTTACGCTCTTTTACGACCTCTGTCGCCATAATATCCGCCGCCTCGACTATCGGGAAATTAGAAAGCTCGGTATCGAACGAAAACTTAATAAAAGAGTGTCCGCCCCAACTCTCGTTAGTCGCACACTCCGTTAAAACGTCTCTTAATTTCACTTTGTCGATAAGCTGTAAAGTGTAATCGGTAGCCGCCTTTGTCTTATTCTTGTCAACCTCTCCGCTGTCTTTGTATACCGATACCGTCGGGGCGATGCCGTTGCCGAAGAGGATCCTCGGCATTTTGGAGCAGATAAGTCCGGGAAGCCCGCTGTGTATCATACGATAAGAAAGCGGCGCACGCGTCCAAAAGTAATTGCAAGTACGATATTCAAGCGTTCCCACGAAGAAACGGCGCAGTACATACGAATTGCCCATAGACCACACGCGGTATTCTGTTATACGCCGCGAAAAGTCCTTATCCGTTTCATTATCGATTATAGCCACCGCATACGGGTTAAATTTAATTGTATTTCTCAACATATTCAAATCCTTTTGCAAGCGGTTGAGCCGCCGCCTTATGAAAAAATCTTTTAAACTCATATCTTACCTCTCTCGGTCGCCACCTTTAAAAGCGCGTTCATATGACGAGTAACGGCATATTCCACGCTGTCCATAATATCGTTGTGCGGCTCGTTGTTGTCTTCTCGTTCTTCGCCTTTCTTGCCCTCTGCCCACTTCGCTATTTTATACGCCTGTAAGGCTCTCTTTCCGCCCTCATTGTCGTTAAAATGAAACCTGCCCAATGATAACAAGATTATCAGTAAATCAATTCTCGCCTTGATTGTAGCCTTGTACGACCCTGCCACGGACGGGAGATAAACCGAAGCGAAAGACGATTGCATATCTTTGATATAGTTCTGCTCTGCACTGTCGATAAATACGCCCTCGATATAAATACCCTTATCGAGCCAACCTCGGACAATGCTTTCGATACGCTCAGTCTTTTCTCTGTACCCGCAGTTTGCGAATGGCTGACAGTCCATAACTGCCGCCTCGGAAAAGTCTCGTTTGAAGCCTATAAGCGACACGGAGTTCTTCGCCCTTGTCGCACCTATATCTACGCCTACGGTGTATAAATCGAAATAATCGTATTCGTAGTGCTTAGTTACCTCGTCGGTTAGGTAATCGAGGAATATAAGCTCGCCAGGCGCGCCACGCTCGCCGAGTACCTTTATCGTGTAGTAGTACGACCCGACGGGGTAAAGGGCTTTTGCTCTCTCTATCTTCTCGGGTGTCATTACGGGGTTATCCTCGAAAGTCCAATGCATATAATAACGCCCCTTGACCTTAGGCGATTTCTGCATATCCGCTATGATAGAAGCGGGAGCTTTGCCGATAATCGTCGAGGTGTTTATATAGTCCGTATAACACCAATGAGACGGGATATCGCCGTTAAGCGTGAATATTGTGAACGGGTGGTCGAATGAGACCTGACGGGAAAAACATTCGTCTACAAACTGTTTGTCGGCTATATTGACCTCGTCTATAAAGACGCACTCAATTGACGAACCGAGGACTTTCTTCCACTGCGATATATTCGAGTAATTCACGAGCATTATCTTTTTGTTAATTCGCCCGATTGTGACTTTTATGTAATAGCTTCCGATTTTGTCCTTATCAAGCTTACAGTAAGGCGAGAACTGCGGAATAAGCCCTAAGCCGTCCGCTTCGAGTACGTTGTTCTTTATCGTGTCAAAATCTCGCCCTGCTATAAGGTGCAGGAAGCCGTCGGATTGTACCACTCTATAAAAAAACGCTTGAACGGCTGTAACGGTCTTAGATGACCTTACAGTACCCTCAAACGTTAATAAATTGACTTGCGGTTTTAACGCCACAGAAACGGCGTCAAGCATTTTATCCGTGAATTGAATATTACTCACCGTCTGCCTCGCTTTCCGTCATATCGTCGGTTGTAGGCTCTTCTACGCCCTCAATCGTGCGGGCTTTGAGTTTATCGGTGATTGCGAGAACACTACCGCATTGTTCTTGTACTCCCGCCGACGTTCCGTTTTCGGTGAGCGCAAAGTTTTTATCCACTGCTATGCCGTAGGTTGTGATAAGCTCTTTCGTGGGGAATGATTCGGGGTGTTCCGTCAATCGCCGAATAAGCTCATTCGCCGAACGGTTTAAAATCTCGGAATTAAGCTTACAGATTTCTTCTTTTTTTAACTGTTTAAGCTCGTTGAAAGCCTTTTTCTTCTCGGGGTTCTTCTCGATTTCTTTCTTGATAGTGTATACGCTACCTCGCGAAAACTCATATCCCTTAGCTTTAACCTCTCTTTCAACTTCCGAGGGGGTTCGCCCTGCCGCAAGAAGCTGATAAGCGAGTTCCCTTGCTCTGCTATCGCTTTTCTTGCCTCTCACGGTTACTCCTTATAACAAAAAAACGCCGACCTTTCGGACGACGTTTATAAATTTTTATGCTACCATTATAGCACGCAAAAAGTAACTTTCGGTAACTTTTGGTAACTTTTTTATGAAATTTTTTTTCACAAACGGGCTTGTAATTCCTTTACTGCCCACCGAAGAAACTCGGCTTTTTTCATTCCCGAAGCTGCAATAACCGCATTTATACTTTCAAGTTCTTCAGGCATTAAATTTACTATAAACGGCTTATATTTTCCGTTTATTTTCTTTGCGTAACGTTTGTCTGCGGCTTTCTGAGCTTCACTGCGCGCCATTTTGTCACACCTCTATTTCAAGCGTTATCCCACACTCCGACAAAGCTTCTATGGCTTCTTTATCCAGTCCGTGGGCGTGAGTAATTTCAAGCAACTTTGTAATTGCTAAAACAAGATTATCGGGCGATACGTTCATATCCTCGATTGCGGTTTTTGTGCTTTCTAAAATTTTCTTTACATTCATTTCTTTCGTCTCCTTGACTTTTTTATTTTTTTTTCGTATAATGTATTTAACCTAATCGGCAAGGGGCTTTCGCCCCCGCCTTTCGGTTTAGCGGTCTTACCGCTTGCTTTGTGCCTTGTTTACGACTTTAACGGTTACGGTTGCAACATTTCCGTTTTTGTCATAAGTTACTTTTATGTAGCTTATTTCGTAGCAAGGCTTTTTTGTTTGCTTTTGCATTTCGTTTACCTCCTTTGTTCTTTGTGATTATATTATATCATAGTTTCTATGATATGTCAACTATTTTACGCAAGTTTTTTTAATTTTTTTTATAAAAAAAGACGGATTTCTCCGCCTTTTAATTATTTGTTTTCTTCTTTAAATTCCTTTATGTACTTCTTACACGTCCACAGTTGAGCAAGCCGAACGCAGGCAAGCGCGGATATGTTCTTCGGAACTCCCCACGCATAGCCGCGTTGCCGTTCTATCTCCGTGTATGTCAAGTCTTTGATGTAGAAGTCAAACAGAACGTTCTCCCACTCGGGGTTATTAAGCACCCGAATAAACTGCTCGATTTCCTCTCTAATAGCGTCTTTCTTATCCCCGAGTTCGTTGAGTTGTTTCCCGAGCTTTTCTGACTTATCCATAAGCCCCTCTAAGCGCTCTTTTACGCCGTTTCCGCCTTGCACGGAGATTTTATCATACTTTGTTGTTTGCAACCCGTAAAGGTCGTTATTAACTGCGTAAAGGTTATATTTAACCCTTTCGTAGTCTGAGCAGGCTCTTTTATAACGTCTTAAATACTCTTTAACTTCCGCTCTGTTCATTTTACACCTCGGTTATTTATTTGTGTCTTTCCTATCCCTCGGTTGTTTAGAGCTTTTAAATACTTTTCATCGGCAGTAAACCCCAACCTTTTAAGCTTTTCAGACGGGTTGAGAGTGTCGCCGCAAATAATGTTGTTGGCAAGTATTCCGCTTGCTAAAAGAATAGTTAAATCGCTTGCTTGCGGAAACTGTTCTATAAACTGCCTTAAAAGCCGTGTTCGGCATTCGTGGCAATTATCAGCTTGAATATCCACGCCTACAACGCTTGCAAGGGCTTTTAAACCATCCTTTTCGCTTTTGCAAAGCTTATACTTACGGGCGAGGATTTCGACGAGAAAATTCCCCGTTCCGCAAGCGGGTTCGAGAAAAGTACTTTCGATATTTTCCCAAACCTCGCTCGGGATAAGGTCGCACATTGCTTTTACTTCGCGTTCTGCGGTAAAAACCTCTGCAAATTGTTTAACGCGTGTTTTATTTTTTATCTGGTTCATTTTGAAAGTATTCGGCTATATAAATATAGCAATTATTGAAATCAGGTTTGAAATTATTGTCTCTGCTGAAACCCGCATTACACGCTTTGTTGTTTGTGCAGACTTTGCAACAATCTTCCGAGCTTTTCTGAATAAATTTCGCCATAAGCATTATCGTATTATTCATTTTGAATGCCCTCAATCTTTCTTTTATACTCCTCTTCGTGGGATTTCGCTTCTTGTTCGGTTAAATAAATATCGTTTTCGCTGAATTTTCCGCCGTATGTGCAGTACATAACTCCACCTCGAAAAATCTCAATGCAGAATATTTCGACCTCTTGCTGTACTATTTGCCCCAAGTACCGACGAGGAAAGAATTTATTTACCCACACCTTTTGCCCGATGTCATATTTCGTTTCGATTTTCATAGCCCTGTCTCCTATACGTACCTTACAAGTTCCCAATGCCAGTTACATAAATCATAACTTTTTACTTTATACAAACAGCGGTAATAATGTTATTTGTTTATTCATAATGCAGTTTCCTCTATGTAGCACCAACTTTGCGGCGGGCGGGTTACGACATTATGGCATACAGTTTCATAACGATCATATTGTCCGCCGTGATACAAGGCGTATTCTTCTTCGTCGGGCGAGATAATAATTGAACCGTACTCACACCCCTCGCAGTACTGATATTTGTCCTTGCAAGGCTTATAAAACCCACTCAACTCTTTCGGCTTGTCGTAAATCTTTAATTCGGATATATGCCAACCGTAAAGGGGCTTGCCATTTGCATACTCTCTCATTTCTGCGACAGTTAAACACGTTTCGTACAATGCTGTAAATCTCTTAAAACGTATGCCGTATTCCGACGGGGTAAAATCTGCGACGTAGTCGCAGATAAACTCGCCGATTACTTTGCCCATATCCGTGTAGCACGATTTGCCTTTAAAAAATGAATTAAATCTATCGTTTAAATAACATCTTTTACTCTCTTTCGTTTCATAGATGTAAGCCTTAAACGGCATTTCTTTTGGCGCAGTCTTGCGCACTTCAATTGTTTTTTTGCCTCTTGCTATTTTTTCGCACCATTTCGGTTTGATTGATATTAAAACTGATTTCATCTTACCACCTCGATTTTCTTAACGTGCGTTTTACGGAAAGTCCAATTTTGAGCCTGATAACGGTCGGGCTTCCATTCTGCGCGGGTTAATACACCTGTTATGATTGTATCGTCGAAAAACGTTATCTTGACTTTCTTGCCTAAAAGAGCGTTCAACTCTTCGCTTTCGTGAGTGTATTTTTTCATTTCTTAAACTCCTGTAAACGTTTTATTTCGCGGTTTATATACCACGCCGCCTTTTGCAAATCCTCGATTTCTTTTTCGGAGTTTTTCTTGCCTGCCCTTGCTATGTACTTGACCGCATTCCCACGGTGGAAGTTAAGCCTCTTGTCCTCGATAAAGTCGATTACTTCTATCTTCCCGTCCGTATAATGCGACGGGTGATTTACTACATCGTTCATTTCTCGCCTTTTCTCCTTTTAATTTCGTTTTCGATAGCCGAACGCAAGAAATCTTCGTCTATTAAGTAAATATCGGTGAATTTCTCTCTTTTGGCAAAGTCTTGCATTACTTCATACAATACTTTCTCGCCCTCTTCCGTAACCCCTTTCATAACTTTCGCAACTGATTTTTGAATCAGTTCAAGTTCATAAGTATCGCCGTTATATTTTGTTACAATGGGGTTGGCTAAGGACTTAAAAGAAGCGTGTATTATAGGTTTATCGTTCATAGTGGTTTAATTCTATATCTCCTTTGTTAAAAGTTGTATTTCCATTTCTGAAAGTGATTTTATTTCGTCTGCCCACTCTTCTATACGCTCATAACATTCTTTCATATTTGACAAGTCTGCTCCTGTGTCTAAGAAAGTTGCGTATCTGTTTATAGCCTCACTTAATTTTAAAATTCGCTCGTTTTGGACAAACCAATGAGGAGTCACTCCAATAGGCAAATACTGAATATCATTCATTTTTTTAGTCCTTCCTCTACGATATCGTAAATTTTTTCAAGGTCATCTGACGTGATTCTGTATTGATACTTCCTCGCCGCCTCATTTCCTTCAATCTGAACATTAGTCAAAATCATTCTTATTTTGAATAAGTCATTATCAGCCCGCTTTAATTTTTGATACTCTTCCATATCTATAATTACCTGTGCCGCCATTATTTCACCTCTATATCTGGTAATTTAAAATCAAAGTAAATTTTGTAATGCCACGGGTCTGTATGCGTTCCGCTTATATCATCGACTACGTAAAGCGTATAATCGGTGAGGTATACATAATTCTTTTTGTATGTACTCGCCCCGACTTTCGCCGTCACAATGAGTTCATTGTTTTGATAATCGGTTTCGATGTTGATATAGCCCTCTATAAGCATTATCACCTTGTCGGTTCGGGCGTTATAAACCGTAACACGTCGTTCGCACTCGAAATATCGCGCTTGTTTTGATATGTTGCGATTAACCCTTTCTGCTTCTGAACAACCGCTTGCGCAGATTAAAATGCAAGCCGCCAAAATTGCAATTAAAATCTTTTTAATTCTCATATTATTACTCCTTTTCTCGACCTTCCTTTTTTAAATAGTTTTTCACGAATACCACAAACACCGCTAAATCTTGTCTTTTGTCGTCGGGTAAGCAATTATACTCCCCCGACTGTAAAAACGCCTTAGAAAGGCAATCTGCCCGTCTGATAAGGTATTCGCGCTCGTCTATCACTTTCAAATCTTCCATATCCGTTGTTCTCCTTAAAGAATAGCCTTTAAAATCGTCGCGCATAAGCACGCTACGCTTGCGAGTGCAATCATCAGGCTAAAAGACAGCCATACCATTACAAGTATTCGTTCGCGCCTTTTTCCGACAGGCGGCTTAAACATAAGTACTCCGAAAGCTATAAGCTCTATAATCGCCATTACGCCTAAAAACACGTTATACGCTTCTAACACTTTCTACACCTCTCTTTATGCTTATAAATGCTTTAAACTCTGCGCAACTGCCGTTGCAGGGCTTATCGCAGTGCGGGCATTGCGTTAAGCAATACTCAACCTGGCGGGAGCGTTTCACTCTCTCCTGTACTTTCGCTTTCCGTTCCCGATACGGGTTCTCGCCCCTTATCGGCGGGCTTGCTTTTACCGTCTGATGACGTATTATCATTGTCTTTCGTCTCCTTTTTGTTTTTTCGCTTTGCTTTAAGCTTGTCGTAAATCTTTCTTATCCCGAACGTTAAAGCTACGCAGATTACCGTAAACGGTGTAAACGGAGCGAGCCAGAACGCCCAGCACGCCGAGCCTATGCCCCACCACCATTTATTCCCGGTGATAATCGCCAGGAGATATGGAATCCATACTTCCGACGAAACAACGATGTTCACGATTATGTAAATCACGATATTCGTTCTGTCTTTGAGTTGCTTCCACGTTGATTTAAGAATTTTAACAAGCTTTGTTTTCAGCCATTTAAAGAATTTCATAAGCTCCTTTAAACGTCTTTCTTTGAATTTCCCTTAGTCTTCTTCGTAATACCTCGGCGCGTCGTCGGGATATTCCCAGTTATCGTCAAGATATCGTTTGTCCCCGTAAGTAGTAACACGAGTTTGCGTATCAAATGCAAGTACGAAATTTGCCCAATTTGGGCGCAAGCTTTCTTTCGCCTTATCCCTGAACGTAAGCAAGTAATCGAGATTGAAGAAACAATTCGGATTTCTTGACTTCTGTTTCGGGTATTCCTGCACTGCTATCCTGCACATCTCGGCGAGCATATCCGACGGAATGCTCGAAGTTAAAATTTGAATACTCGCGATTGATTGCTTTATTTCCGTTTCGGTTTGCCCCTTATAAAACTGTGGCGTAACCGTTCGGAAAAAGCTGTATAACTCCTTAGCCGTATCTTTCCTTTCGCTCGTGCGAATGCCGTTGCATATCGTCGCTAAATAAGTTTCCATTTCATATCCTCGCTAATATATCCGTCCAACTCTCCGTCGTTGCCGCGCCGTCCTTGCTTTTAGCAGGCGGTTTAATGGTCTTGTAATATCCCGATATAATCTTCTCGTATTGATTGCAGAGCCATAGAAACGACGTTACTTCTTTCAAGAAGTCGCTTTCGGCGATAGCCGCCGATAAACGGTCGAAATCGATATCCGAAATCTTCCCGTTATACCCGTCAACCTCGATATTCGGGTGACTTTCAAGAAAGACCTTTAAGCCTATGTTTTCCTCACTCTCCCCCGTTGGGGGGGTAGGGGGGGAAGAGAGAGATATATTTCTAATCTTATCTAATCTAATATGTGCTTTTTTTTCCGAGGAAATCGGTATTTCTTCCGAGGAAATCGGTATTTCTTCCGAAGTTATTTCTTTTTTGCCTGACTTAAAACAGTCCTCGTCAATCAGACAGTACTTCGGCATATTTATTAAGCGTCTGCACGCTTTGCACATTGCAATATATTGTCCTTGCATAGAAACACTGGTGATTATGCCCTCCGCCAGATAGCCTTTATCAATTAGGTCACTATCGGCAAGATAGTTAATGCACTCAGCTACGCGACGCGCTACTTTTCCAACGTTATCACCCGTTATCGCTTCCGCAATGTCATAACTTAAATCTTCTAAGCTTGAAAATTTAACATAATATCCGTCGTGACCGTAAATGTATGCGAGCAGATATAAATACGTTGATAACCCAATCGGTCCGTAAAGCCGCCTTAGGGACTTTATTTTTTTATTGCTGAAAAAATCCGTTTCAACTCGGAAGAAATCAAAAGATGTCTTTTCATTTCTTCCCATTTTTCTTTTACCTTGTTATTTCTCTGATTTCTATACCGTACTTTTCCGCTACAAGTCGTTTTTTAAGCCTGTAAAGCGGCGTCATTGTTATTTCCGACTTGGTGTCCTCGATAACGAGTTCGCCGCGTTCTCGGTACGAAAAATCGGCTATATACGCGATTTCCCTACCGTACTTACTTTGCGGTATAAGCGGTATTCTTACTTGTCGTTTCAGCTCCGTTATCGCTCCCGACCGTTCGAGCAATTTCAGCTCGTGCCACCGTCGAAGCTCTAACTTACTGTCGAACTTTCCGTCCTCGGTATCAACCCGCTGAGCGTGATATTTGCTCGTCTTCGTCGAAAATACGTTGCTTCGGCATTTCGGGCAAACAGTGCCACGCTCTACGGGCGCGCCGCATATCGCGCATTTCATCAGAACGGAAGTTCTTCCTGAACCTCTTCAAGCTTAGGCTTTGCAGGCTCTGCTTTGGCTCTGACGGGCGTTTTCTCCGCTCCCGAGGCATTATCCGACGGGGAAAGAAATTCGACTTCTTCGGCGATTATATCGGTCGCCATTCGTTTATTACCGTCTCTATCTTCGTATGTACGATTTTGAAGCCTGCCGACTACGCAAACCTTTTTGCCTTTGC